TCACTTCCGAAAGAAGCAACCTTGACCATCTGATTCGGATTATCTGTGCCTATCCACAAAGAAGGATTTTTCCCGAAGCCATCCAGTTGATGAACAGATATACTGACATGACCACGTTTATATGTCATTCCAGTTTCACCGCCTGTCCGCAAAGCCCACAGATCACACTCTTTGGTTGTCCGTTACACTTTGGGCAAACCAGCTTCTGCTCCTGCTCTTTCAGCAGTTCCATGGCGTTCTGCATAAGCCGTTCCATACAGTCGAGATTGCAGTCATCCGGAGTGTATAGCGAGCAGTCTCTGCATGCGTCCTGTACGTGGCTGATGCATCTCTCCATGTCGTAGATAACCTGATATCTGTCAATCACTGGTCTTCACCTCCTCACGCATCAATCTTTCGTTGCGACTCTTTCCAGCGCATCCTTCCAGCGAAGCTCAACCCCGGTTTTTTCGTAGGCTTCCTCCGTCAGTTCTTCATCTTCCACGCAGACAACAACCTGTCTGTCGATCTCCCGGAGCAGTTCCACCGCTTCATCCTGATCCATGCCCTTGTGATCGATCATCGTGATCAGGAATGCCGCATAGATGGCATGGAAGGCGAAGTCTTCTGCAAACCTACGGCCTTCCGCAAGGCCTTTTTCGTACTCTTTCTGGACATCCTCCAGCGTGATTCCGTTCCGGTAGAAGGATGCTTTCAGCCGTTCAGCCGGGGATAATTCCATCTCCATCAGGGCTTTACGGTCTGCCCTGAGTTTCTGCCTACGTTCAGCTCTGCCCATAATTTCACTCCCTTACCGAACCATGTATCGGATCGAACCAGACTACCGTGCCGCCGATCATACTTGCCTTGTTTCTAGCCCTCTTCAGCGTCTTGAAACGCTTTGCATCATATGCGTGAGGGGAGAAGCGAAAGAATGGCGGTTGTCCGCAGTAGCTGACCTCCCGTGAATAATACACAGTTCCTTTCCTGATGATGGGGTATTCCATATGTTTCACTCCCAACAGGTTACTCATGTAACCGGATGCCATCTCTCAGGATGAGCTTAATCCGGTCAGTCACTCATATCTTATGAAATCCTTGCCATAAATCTGGTTGCAGTCATCGAAGATCTTCTTCATACCAAGACCCTCTTTGCTTGGAACCCAGATCTTTTTTGGGTTCCAGTTTTCCCATTCTCCGTCCATTTTCGGAGCAGTCGGATCATAGTCAGGGTTGTCAGCCCACTGCCCCCCCCCCATGCAGTACTCATACTGACGGGGATGGGTCTTTGCCAGCCGCTGGAACCGGGTTTCTCCTTTTTCAAGGTGGCAACCGAATCCGCAGAAGATGCATCCTGTTCGCTGGCATCCTGTACATTTCAGAGCATCACAGCACATCAGGCTCGGCTCATAAGCCACACCAGAGCTATCCACGGCTACGATGTCTCCATAGACACTGGCTATCTCAATGCCTTCTTCCCAGATGTAGCGCAATACATCCTGTTCAGTCCAGAAACTCATGGGCTGACTGGATTTCTTGTGGCCCTCGAAGGAATTGCAACCATGCCGAATCCATGCCTGTTCCCGCATCCTGCTTTCTTCTGCCAGTGTTCCGATGTACGGATATCTCTTGGTCTTGCGTTGATAGATTCCCATCGGGCCTTTCTTCATGACGGAACAGCAGACATTAGAGATTTTGAACTGGGTATCTCGGCAAAGCGGAAGCCATTTTTCCTTGTTGAAAAGGCTCTTTTTCTCTTTTGAGAAATTGCCTACACCTGCAATGGACTTTCTTCTGTAGTTGCTCCATTCTCCGCTTTTCCAGCGTTTATCGTGTTCGTTTTCCGGTTCTGGTGTGTAAGGGGGTAATTGTTTCTTAGCAATTACCTCGCTGTCCTCGCGTTCTCCGTTGAGTTCATCTCGTTTCCGAACCGCTGTTTTCCCTGTTTCACCGAATAGGTCTGGGTCTGTGTTTCTGATTTGTCTTGCGTAGTAGATCGCTTCTGCGACTTCCTTGCTGATGATCGGGTAACCATATTTGCTGATCACCTCGCTGAAACTCATCTTCGGCCTGACGAATTCAGCCCCCATTTTCCTTGCAAAATGTTGTATTTCAGGGAACTCAAGCCCTGTGTTTGCAAAGACGAGAGGGACTTCAGGGTATATATCATGCACAAGATGAGCCAGCACCGTGCTGTCTTTCCCACCGCTGAATGAAACACATACTTGACCATTGAAGTGGTTGTACCACTCAACAATCCGGTTTGTGCTCATGTTGATCTTTGCCCTAAGCGGAAGGCATTGGTACTGTTTCAATATCCATCTTTCCGGCATAGTCTGATCCTTTCAATCATTCGTATCTCCAATCCTGAGATACACGCAGTCATTTCCGAATGTCATGTTCCCGTAATACCCATAGCCGCAATGGATCACATTCGTCATCTTCTCGCCAAGCACAGCGAAGACTTCCTGCTCTGCTTTCGATTGCGGTAAGCTCTTCAGCCTAGCGATCTCCTGCTTTGAGTATCCGGAAACGATTACCATGTTCCCGAAGAGTCCCTTCTGCATCATCCACGTTTTCATTTCCACGCTCCGAATATGATATCATCCGGCTCTACAACCCTGATGCTGACCTCAATCCCGACATGGCTATCCTCGTTCTCATAAGCCTTGTGAATCATGAGCAGGATCACTTGCTTGTCATCCTCCCAAGCGATCCCGTTCAGGGCATCCAGCACAGCCTTCCCGATGTTGTCCACATCCGGTTTCTTTGTCGGATGGATTTCATGAGCCGCAATCGCCGCTCTTTCCTTCTTGGTTGTGCTTTGCGGGATGGGCATCCGTGCTGTTATCGACACACTCAGCGGCCCATCCAGCGGCTTGATGCCGTTGTAGGTGTACAGGTACGCATTCCGGATGAGTTCCTCATACTCTTTGTCATCCTTCGCTTTGTAGGGGCGAACCATCATGATCTTCTTCCCGTTCTGGGTCACCGGAATCTGCCGGAACCGGGGTCTTCCCTGACCTCTAGGCTCCGTATCCACCCTGAAATATCTCATGACCATATTTTATTATCTCCATATTCATTATTAATTTAGCGATTAAATTAGCTCGTCATCCTCTTCAGGGATAAATTCCTCCAGTTCATCTGTGAATGGCAGATTTTCATCATCCATTCCCATACTCACTCCGGAGTTCACAGAATTCCTTTCTGCGATGAGCTTCCGTCTGCGCTCGCGTTCCTCCTCTGACAGGTTAAGCTTCCGTGGCTTCTGAATCGTTAGCCAGTCCAGAGGGAGCCAAGCGTACAGGCAACCATCGTTTGTCTTCGGTTCTGCCTTGATGATCACTTCATCCGGATATTTCTTCTTCAGCTTGTTGACCATCGCAATGAAATGGCGGCTATCCGTGCTGATGCTGGCATAAGGTTGCCCGTTGATCTCCTTGTCCAGACTGTTCCAAGCCGTCTCCACGTTACCACCTCATTCCTGTATCGTTGATGATTGATGTGAATCTCATGTGGGCTTTGTCGAAGCACACTGCGGTCTGCCCGGTCTTTCCCTGACGGTTTTTCTCCACGGTCAGAATCTGAAGCTCTTTCCCTTGGTTCTGACAGGTCAGATACGCTTCCCGCAGGAAACCCTGATCCGGTTCGTCCGGGGCATACTGAGTGATGAACACGTTGGCATCCTGTTCGATGGAACCGGAATCCTTGGCTTCTGCCATCGTGGGTCTGCGTTTCTTGGTTCTGCCTTCTCCGGCTTCGCTCGCCCTGTTGAACTGCGTCAGTGCGATGATCGGAACCTTGTTGTCCATTGCGATCTGCTTCAGCCGTCTGCTGATCTGAGAAACCGCTTCATACCGACTTCCGCTCTTCTCATCTGCTTCCATGAGCTGGATGTAATCCACGATCACAAGCCCCAGACCTTCCTCGCTGTTCACCATGTTGCTGACCTTCTGCCGCAGTCTGAGCGGGGTATACAGGCGATTGTTGATCGTCATGTTCAGTCTGGACAGCGGAGGAAGGGACTGCATCAGCTTCATGTTGTCCTGCTCTGTCAGGTCACCATTGGCGATGTTCTGAAGGTTTACACCAGAATCCGCGCTGGAAAGCCTTGCGGCGATCTCGCTTGCAGTCATCTCCAGACTGGAGAAGAGAACACGCTTGCCGGATGTTGCCACCTTACAGGCGATGAAGAGTGCCAGTGCCGTCTTACCGACTCCCGGTCTGGCTCCGATGAAGATGAGCTGTCCCGGCTGGAAGCCGCCTACGATCATGTCCAGATTCCCGATCCCGGTCATGAGCCGCTTGCCTTTGGACTCATCGATGGTCTGCATCAGATCGTAAACGGCGTTCTTCATGTCCACATCATCCGTGTCCGTATACCCGGTCTGCATGGCCTTTTCCAGTCCGGCGGCTACATCATCCGGAGAAACTCCCATGTCCATCACCCGCTGTGCCGCAGTCTCACAGGCATTGCGGATCGTCCTCCGTCTCCAGTGGTCAACAAGCATGGTTTCCATCTGCTTGTAGCCGACAGTGGTGAAGCCAAGCTGAGATGCTTGCATCAGGTTGACCACATCATCGTTCTCCGTGCCGATGATGTTCGTGATGGTGATGAGATCGGCAATCTCGTTCTTGGAAACGAGTTCCCGGATCGCCTTCACGAACCGCTTGGTGTCCTCAAACATCCATACATCGTCAGGAAGAGCCGCAATCTGATTGGCGATCCCCATGTCCTTCATTGCCATGCCGATGAGCGTCAGCTCCAGCTCTCTGTGATCGCCCGTCATACAAACTCAAACCTCCTCAAGTCATCGTCATCAGACCCATTGCCTGTGTTTACCTTACGATCATCGTACTGACCTTCCAGAACCTTCTGAAAATTGTTCGGCCTTACGAACCAGTCAAAGGTGATCATCCAGCCTTGCTTGTTCTGTCCACGAAGGAAGGAGCTTTTCCGAATCCTTTCGATGGCATTCAGAACCTCTTCAACTCCGTATTCGTTGACTCTCGCCCGAAGCATCTTGCCCCTTGAAGATGTTGGTGTAATCTTGGAAATCTTAGAAAGTCCAAGGGAGTTCCACGCTTCTGATATGTGTCGGACATCTCCTGTCCGACATACAAACTCTTTAGAGTTTGTTATATCTTTATCTCTTTCTTTATCTATATCTGTTGCGTTACTCTCCGTTACTGTAACGTTACCTGTAACGTTACTTGTAACGTTACCAGCTTCAAGCATCTTCTGGTTCGCACGGTAATTGGCAACCCTTTGCCTTGTCTGCTCACGGATTCTGTCCATGCCGTCAACGTTCTGGTACTTCTCCCAGTTGGAAATCCGAATGATGTCGTTCACCACATCAATCATTCCAAACCGGGAGAAGGTATCCAGAGCCAGCCGGACGGTCATGATCGGCTTCCTGAACTCGTTGGCGAGAAGCTCATCTGTGTATGGGATGTCTTTCGTCAGATAGATCAGCCCACCATCGTTGACATTCCCGGCGAGAACAAGAAGCTTCAGCCAGATGTTAATGATCGCATCGCCTTCCGGGAGTTCTTCGATGGCTTTTACCTTCCGGTTATCGAAGATCCCCGTACTCAGCTTGATCCATTTGACACCGTCTGACATCATGACCACCTCCGTCAGTAGGGAAGTCCGTCATCCTCAAACACGGTTTCGGCTTCCTGAGAGGAAACGGCTTCAGCTACAGACATCGGCTTCATGCTCTTGGCAATAGGCCGGACTGTCCGGGGAACGATGTTCACGTTCGTGTACCAAGTGCCGTTCTTCTCAGTCCTGTTGATGTTCACGGAGCCGATCACCATCAGCTCCTCACCCTTCCGGACGATATCCTCACCGTATTCAGCTTGCTTGTTCCACAGGGTAACGTAGAAGTAGTCTGCTTTGATATCCTCCTTGCCAGCAATCTTGGGTCGGCCTACCGCAAGCTGGAATGAAACGTACTTGTTCCCCTTGCTGGTGAAGCCAATCTTCGGTTCCCCGGATACATATCCGCAGAATACGCATTCATTAACCGATACTGCCATCGCCGCCAACCTCCTTGCTTACGATCTCTCCGGTTTCAGAATCCACCTCGGCATCCATGTCGATGTAATCCTGTGGAGAATCCATGATGGAATTTCCATCCTTCAGGTCTTCCATCCGGAACTGGCTGTGGATGCTCTCGTCCTGATTGACTTCGCGCATCAGTTCTGTGCTGATCGGGGCATACTTCAGAGCCTTCTTCAGTACGGTCTTCTTTGCCATCTCATCGAAGTTTGTGTTCCACGGAGAGTTCTGAGCCTTGGAGTACTTTTTCTTGTGTTCCTCAACATCGGCGTGGCTCATCACAGAGAATCCATAGCCGCCATCCTTGGTGTAGTAGATCGCATAGTAGGCGATAGCCTTGCCACGATCCCCATTCATTTTGGGCTTGTGAACAAGCTTGCTGTTCAGACCCAGTTCGTACTCAAACTCATCGTTCTCATACACCGTCTCAGCGGTAACACTCTTGATCTGACCGGAGCGGTAGCACAGGGTCAGCAGTCCCTTGTAGCCCAACTGCATCTGGGCTTCCTTGCCGTAAGGAATCAGGTAAGCCTGACCCAGAGGAGTGTTCGGCTCCAGACCAAGAGAAGCGGCAGTGATCATCGCACCAAGGAAGGACTTGGGGGTGCATTCAGCCAGCTTCGGGGTGGAGCTGATAGCAGAAGTCATCAGACGAGCGAACCTTTCCGGGGTGACTCCGCAGTTCGGAAGAGCTTTTTCGATCTCCGGGATGTACTTGTTGATGTACTCCTTCAGAGTCCCGCTGGCAGATTTGGAAAGCGCATTCTTGTCTGCCATCTTGTTGGTGATCAGGTTTGACATGGTTTATTCCTCCATTCTCTTCACGGAAAATCTCCTGCACGGAGTCTTCCGGTAATAACTCTCATAGATTTCAGGCCGCTCGGCCATGAGCCGCTTGGTATCCAGACCACTACTGAAGCTGTTCTTCCAAGAAACGGTGAAGCGGTCACACCTTCCGGTTTCGCATTCGCCCATCTCGCTCTTGATCCGGTTCTTCAAGGCTTCAATCCGTCCGTTAAGATCCTTCTGTTCGTCCAGAAGAGTGGCAAGCTCATTGACTTCAGACTGGTGATCAGCCAGCGAAACCTCAGAGCCTTCTTCGGCTACAGGGTACGCATCGTTCAGGGCTTCCGTTGCGCTCTCACTTCCGTCTGTCAGTGGAGGATTGTCATCCTTCACCATCTGAAGGAAGATGTCACAAGCATCGCGGAGAGTGCCAATCTCCCCATCCGTTGCCACCAGATCACCTTCCACGAATGAAGGAACGGGGTAGGATTCGTCTCTGCGAATCTCATAGATGTGAAGCTCACGGTTTGCAACCAGCACCGCAAGGAACCACACATCGTATTCCATCACGGAGAGATACTGGACGCACTGAGCATAGTAGATTTCAGGGAATGAGCCGTCACGGAACCGTCCGAATGCGTTTGTGGTCTTGATCTCCAGACCGCACTTCAGCCCACCAAGATCGTATTTGTCAGTCGGTTTCACCAGTCTGTCCGGGGTAGCGTGCTGGCTGGGGAAGTCATCGTTGAAGTAGATGTAGTTGCTGACCTCAACTTCCAGCCCGGTGGCCTTTGTAAACTGCTGTGCCACAAACTCCTCAAGGTAAGTCCCGACCTCGGTTGCAAGGTTTCCTTCAAAGGGCTTGCTCCGTCCGGTATGCTCGCACCAAACAGCGAATGGACTGGAATACGGACTCAGTCCGACAATCGCTCCCGCTTCAGAACCGCCGATGGTTCCTGACCGGATCGCCATCCACTCGTCATGAGTGGCATTTTCGATACTGACTTTACGTACTGGCATCGGTTCCGTTCTCCTCCTTGTCGATCTTTTCAATGGTTGCGAATACAGATTTGTCATCATCGAGTGCTTCTGCACCGAATCCGCTTTCAATCAGGGCATCCACGAACTCTTTTCCGGCGAGGCAGATCATTCCCGGAACTTTATCCGGTTCAAATGCCTTCTTGAACAGGTGGACATAAGCCCTTGCGACTACTTTCAGATCTGCGAGAATCTCAGCCAAGTCACCAGTGACCTCAGTCATTCCTTCGCGTGTGTTTACCATGATATTCTTCCTCCTTTTCAAACCATCCAGACGGATAGACTGGCGGGTAGTAAGTCCCAAATGGGTAGCCTTCAGTCGATCCAGAGTGCTTTCTGCGGAACAGAGACTTCTTTGCGGGGGTATCCATCGAGGTCAGGGTCTGGCACTTCACGGAGCCAGCCCATATCCATCTGCTTTTTTTCGTGCTTGCCCACATACTCGCAACCTCTTCCTTCCAGAAAATTCAGTAGTCCGTTCGTGCTGATTCTCAGCCTGTTCCCGACAAACGTGTGTGGGATGTTCAGCCTTCCATCCTTGGCAGAAAGGTTCAGACTGTACGGCTTGCAACCCAGAACAAGCGCGGCTTGCCTTGGTGGAACCGTGATCAGTCCCTGTTTCACCCAACCTCGCACGGTGTCGATTGAATTCGGAATCATCCGCTACACCTCCGGTTTTAAAGTTATGTTTTCATAACTTTCTGGGTAAAAAAATAGTCTTGGATTTCCTCTGGCTTGATCCGTAGAATGTCGATCGCCCGGAAGATTTCGTCCTGAGAGAAGCTGGTAGCACCGTGTAGTTTGTTTGAAAGTGCTGACACGCTCATTCCCATGGTTGTTGCGAAATTCTTACGAGTCTGAAACAATTCCACAATTCTGCCGATAAGTTTGCTATAGTCGTATGGCATATGTTCACCTCCTTCCACAAGATGTAGTCAAGTTTTCTTGACTGTTGAGATAATATCACAACCTTATCACAAAATCAAGTACTTTTTTCCAGTTTTCTAAACTTTTTTATGCCCAGTTGAACTTGTACTTTCAAAGTGGTATCATTTATGTGACAAGGAGGTGATAAGATGGCTGGAACCAGAAAGGCTACAACAGCGCAAAGGCTGAAAGAAATCATGGAAGAAAAGGGACTGCGACAGGTCGATCTTCTGGAAAGGTGCAAGCCTTTCTGTGAGAAGTTTGGGAGAAATATCACGAAGTCGCATATCAGTCAGTGGGTCAACGGCACAAATGCCCCAACTCAGGCAAATCTAACCATTCTGTCACTTGCCCTTGGTGTAAGCGAAGCGTGGCTTCTTGGATTTGATGTCAATCGGAGAAGGAAGGAAACCATTCCAATGACCATGCCGACATTTCCATACGGGGATGCAATGGATGATTCTCCGACAAAGCCGCTTCTCATGGTCGGCATCGCAAAACTGAATGAAGAAGAAGCGCAGAGACTGCTGGACTTGGCAAGGGTTGTCTTTCCCGGAAAGTTTGAGTGGGATAACGACACAGATGGATACGTGGAGTGGTAAGCATGAACTGCGTAAGATGCCAGCGGGAAATCCCGGATGGATCCATGTTCTGCTGTTACTGCGGCAAGAAGCAGGAAACACAGCGGAGAAAGAGAGCCAAGCGTCCGAATATGTCCGGCACTGCCCGGAAGAGAGGACGATACTACGAAGCCATCTGGACGGTTGCTTCACCTGAACTCACAGCGGATGGCAGGATCAAGCAATTCAGGAAGTCCAAGTCCGGTTTCAAGACCCGGAAGGAAGCGGAAGACTACTGTATCCTGATGATGAACAAGGTTGCGGAAGCCAGAAAGGCTCCGGAGCTGAAGGTCTACTGGAACATTTACAAGGAGAAACGGCTTCCAGAGCTGTCCAAGGACAAAATCTCTGCATACAAAAAGGCTTGGGAGAGACTCACACCTCTGCATGGCAGGAGAGTAGACACCATCTATACCAAGGATATGCAGGACTTGATAGACTCTCTGAACCTGACATACTATCCAGCCAAATACATGAAAGCCGTCCTGCAACGGCTCTTTGAGTATGCCGCCGGGGAAAGATTTGCTTCCAAAGACCTACCGGATCTAATTGAGCTTCCTCCGCTGAATGCCACGGCAAGGGAACCATTTACGGAGGAGGAGCAGAAGAAAATCTGGGAATCTTACGCAGAAGGGAATACCGATGCGGCTATGCCCCTCACGATGATCTACACCGGAATGATGCCGGGTGAGCTTCAGCTCTTGGTAAAAGAGAATATCGACTTCGATAATGGCACGATCTCCGGAATGGGTCTGAAGACAGAGGTCAGAAGATCCACTCCAGTGGTGCTGTCCGAAGAAGCGTACTGCATTTTAAAAGAGAGGGTAAGCGGTCTTTCAGATACAGACTCAGTCTTCTGTCGGGATGAGAAGAAATTTTACAAGCTTTACTACCATGCTCTGGAAGTTGCCGGGGTCAGGAAGCTGACTCCATACTCATGCCGTCATACCACCGCAACCATACTGGCAGTGAAGAAGAACATCCCGGCTCAAGCGATCAAAAAGATGATGAGATGGAGTACGGAAAAGATGCTGAACAACTACGCACACCCGGATGTGGAAGACGCAAGGTCTGCCGCAAATGCGATTAGATACAATAAAACCACGGAGGAATGACGCTCCGTGGTTGTGGACAAATTGTGGACAGACCACCTTCAAACCGTTGATTCACAATGGTTTCTGCTCCTCTGCTAAGGGAGTAGATCGGGTGACCGATGCCCGGGTTCAAATCCCGGCTTCTCCGCTGAAACCCTTGAAGATCAACGCTTCAAGGGTTTTTTCATGCCTACATACTGTTCCGTTCGATTCTTATAAATCCTTTGCGGTTGTGGACAGTATTGTGGACACGCTCCCCTAGTAGGGGAGCTGGAAATATACAACTGAGAAATCAATCATCATCGTCTTGCTTGGAGAGGGCAATGTAGAGCATGACGGCGAGCAGTAATCCAAAGAGAACCCCGGAAAGAAAAACCTTAGTCATCTGATCCTCCTTGTCAATATGCGGGTGAGGATTTGTACATCACATTGATCATGGTTCTCTGTCTTTCACTACATCTGTCAGTACTTCAAGCAACTCCGCAATAGTGTGATTCTGGAGAAAACTGTCGATTTCATAGTACAGATCTTCCTTTGCATATCCAGTTGATCCGTCCTCACCGTATCTGCTCATTTGATCTCCTTATTCTTATCTCAATTTTTGCCTTTATATCCGAGAGGTTCAGCCGAAGTGCCTATGGAGAGTAGATATAAAGGACTTCTGTTTCTCCCCATGTAATGCGGGTGAGGATTTGCACCTCACATAGCTGTTCA